GGATACGGAGCTTCCTGGTCTATGCCTGAAACTCCTCTGCGTAAGTTCGCCTTCCAGCGCAGCAGTAGCCGCGTGGCGCACGTAACGCGCTCTGTCGATAATTCCGCCAGCGGTTCGACAGTTAAGCGGTGTCTTGATTGCTCTCGTAGCGAGAGAGACACCAAGGAAACGATCCACAATGGACTGCAATTGCTTCGGGTCAGTTACGGTATTCCGTATTCTGAGCTACCGGATTGCAGTTCTGGTGAACTATCTCGTTTCCTCTCTTTTCTTTTACTACAGGGCAAGGAGCGGGCCTCTGTAGCTTTCCCTAGGCGCCAGCGCTTCGGGAAAGGCGACCTCTGTTCACTACAGAGGTTGTGTCGGAGAGACAGGTGGGCAATTGCCCACGGCTGCTCGTCAATTAAGCGCAACTTGCCAAAGAGTTGCCATCGACACACTCCCTCAGCACGTCCAGCATGGGAAGCTGGCGTGCTCTCTCAACCCCCCCCCCTCACTCCTGGTTACCTCGAACACGTTAGACGTGTGGTTACCAGCACCTTTCGTTCCGGATGGGACAGGAACTACCACTCCTTCGTCGGGAGTCATGTTCCTAATCCCTCCGCTCGTGCCTGCAAAGGTCGCGCAGATCGCCTTTGGCGTGAACGTCGTGGTGAATTCTTTAGCGGTGCCGCGACAGAGGGTTCGTTACCCGAGTCTGTCACGGCCCGCTACAAAGAGGTCCTTTCCGCGGGCAAGTGCCGGCCACTTCTCATTTTTGATGAGAGTACCGAGTATCTTGCGCCATTGCATAAGCTATTGTATTCACATTTAGCTAAGCAGGATTGGCTCCTTTGCGGTCCTCCGACCGAAGGAAGAGTGACATCTGTTTGTGTGAACGAATACCAGACCTCGGTAGATCTGGTATCTGCAACTGACGGCCTTGACCTTCGGGTTTCTGAGGCCATACTTGACTCCTTGTTCTTCACTTCTGTGAAGATACCTCGTTCTCTTCGCTCGTTCGCGAAGAGATCTTTGAGGCCCACTTTTATGGGTCGCGAGGGACAGAAGTTGAGTGTGCAGCACGGACAAATGATGGGGGCCTACCTTTCTTTTCCCTTATTGTGCCTCCATTCCTATTGTGCAGCATCCTGGGCTGCTAGGAATTGCGAGGGCGCTCGCTTTCTCGTCAACGGTGATGACACTGTCATTTCTGCCGGACGAGCTATCACCATGCAGGACTACCCTTCTGGGTACCGACTCAATGATGATAAGACGATTCGAGCGAAGAACGTGGTTGAGGTCAACTCAACCGTGTTCCTCAATTCTGGGAAGTGGCGAGAAGTTCGCCATTTAAGAAGGGCAGGAGCGGTAGCCGATTTCCCTGGAATGCTACACATGGCTAAAGCCGTCACTGTAGCACCCAGGTTTGTGGACGCCTTCCAGAGGTGTCGAATCGGTCGCCGTTGGGGTTTCCTTCCCAGCCAACTTGGTCATACGACCTATCCCTCTTATCTTAGAGAGAGGGGCCTCAGGGTCAGTCGACATTGGACTGCCTTGCCGGAACCAGATGATATCTGCGAGTTCCCTGAGGAGTTGGTTAGGATCTCCGGGAGGGATCCTACGCCCGTGGAGGCAGAAGCCTTGCGAGTTGTCATGTGGAGACACGGGCGCTGGGGAGCAATGAAGAGAGACGTATTTTCTCCGTCCTGCGGGAAAGTACGTCGGAGTTATCGCTACAGGGCCCAGCCCTGTTGGTCTTCTCTCAGCTTCGTCGGCTGGACGAGACCGAAGTTTTCTGCTCTTCGCGAAAAGGCAGGCTCCGATTTCTTTTTGGTTCCATCCAATTATGTGTCGGAGGAAGAAGAGAGAGGCCTCGCGTCACTAGAACAGTTCCGTAGGGACTGGGACAGTGGTTTCATTGTCAATGACCTTGAAGCGCTGGAGCGCGAGGGATTAGTTCCGTGGTGAACCAATCGTTTCTGGCCAGTCGTGTCCGGATTAATACTAGTGAAGAACTGTTGTGGCCAGTTGAGCCGTGACTGCTACTACCATGCTTCATATGCCCATCTCTCCTGCGCAAGCACTCTGTTTGTTAACCCTGTTGTTTACGGGGATTCAGAGGCACCTTTGACAAGGTTGCGGGATCTGGGGTAGTCGCTGGAGACTGTGGAAGTCGGCCGAAGGCCGGTCATCGCAAGATGATGCGGGTTGGGAGCTCACGCTGCAAGCGCCTTGTGAGCCAGTTGACCAAGCCAGGAGTAGTCCTGGTAGGGGATACCCACACAACAGTTTGGATGATAGGTTAAGGAAAGGACGTCGCGGGGTTGATCCAGATCAACAGGGCGACTGGGACGGGTCCGTTTAGCACCGCC